GGGCGTTTTTTTCAAGCCATTCTTGAAGTTTGAAAGCACGGCGAAGAGTATTAATATCAGTAGCATTTCCCTGAACGTCTACACGTAAGGTGCCGTTAGGATCATACGCAGCAGGATCAGAACCGACGTGCATAGAAGCAGAAAGCGGAGAAGGTCCGGAGGCATTGGTAACATTATTAGCACCAGTAATAATAGAGCCGTCAGAAGCTTTACGAAATTGACCAGCATCAGCCGAACCCGGTTGATTTTCATAATATACAGGTAAACCCTCATCATTAACAAGAGGAATTTGAACTGCCTGGCCTTTTTGAGCAAAAGGTAAAGCAGAAGTGAAATAGTCATGCTGCCAAGCACGCTTTAAAGGAGGATCAGCAACAAAAGAATCGTAATAAGTATTATTATCACCCGGCATTAAAGGAGCAAATTTAAAGCCGTCATCTTGAACATTTTGATCACGATAATATTCATCGTAAATCAAAGCGTAAGCAGCAGCAGGAATAGGACTCCATTTAATGTCTTCAGTAGGAGGTGCCTGAGGAGGTATACCAAGATAATCAGCAATAGATCCTATAGGATAAGTACCAGCAGTACCAAGAATAGAAATAGGAGCCTCAACATTAGTGTCGCCAGTAATCCACTTAGTAAACTCAGGCCATACAAGCCTATTGGGAACAAAAAAATAGTGAGTATGCACCTTCATACGGTGCATAACAGGAGCAATAAGAGGAGCAAACCGAAGCATATTTTCGGTAGATATATTAACAATATCACCGGGAATAACATCCATAACAGTAGTAGGAACAAGTTCCCCCATACTGAAAGAGAGTTTAAGATCATGAGAAAGGTCAAATTTAGAAGATTTGACACCAGACAATTTAATAGAATTAAAAATATTCCTTGCCATAGAAATAACCGAATTTTAACGTAATTAAACGTTTAGTTAAAATAATTCCGAGAGACACAAAAAAGTGCCTCTCGAAAAGTGTAAAATCAAGAGTAAAACTAAAGACGAATACCGCCACGACTTACAAAGTAGCTACGAGAAGAGCTAGAACGACGCCCAGAGCGACGAGAAGAACGAAAGCGGCGAGAACGACCGCGAGAACGAGAACGAAATTTCATAATTGAAATAGTTTAAAATTTGAAAAAATCAAGAATAGAAGGAGTTTTTAAATCCATATTACCGTCAAAAAAATCAGTAAGCATACGACCAAGAATGCGAACATAAGTGGGATCGTTGGGATTAATACCCGCCCTTCGTAAGTCAATTTCGAGTGCTTTAATGGTTTCATCTTGTTGTAAAATGCGAGTTTGTTGTTTTATTTGGTTAATCTCCTGAACAGTTTTTGCACGTTGCAATTTCATACTTTCAATACGAGAAGCGGCTTCTTTTAAATTGCTTGTATTCATAAGAGCTTCACGTACATTACGATCAATAGTATAATCTGTTTGTACTTTAAGATTACGATTTTTTTCACGAGCATATTCAGCGGAAACTCCACGCATTTCAGTACTAAAGTCAAGATCAAACCGTTTTTGCTGTTCACCAGTTAATGTACTGCGAGTTATAGCACTTTTTAAAAGTGCATCCTGTTTTATAACAGAATTTTGCGCCCGGAGGTTATCGACTTGAGCTTGTTTGAGTTGTATATCATAAATAGAGTCCAATGATTGACGACCTACATTACCAAACATTTGTTCGTTCATACGAAATTGCGTCGGTTGTACATCAGGACGGGAGAGTTGAGCAGCATTTCCGGGATTGCCCTGACCATAAATAAGATTAGGATTCAGACCAGCTTCCTTAAAACGTGCCATCTGGGCGGCAGGCGTATTATATTCGTTTTGCATACGCCATAGATTAATGTTATCACCCAATTGACGGTTATACCATTTTTCATTGTACCGTTGTTGTTCCCTGTTAACACGATCAGTGTTTATTTGGTCCATAAGTCCAGAAGAACCATTTATCAGAGGACTGGCTAAAGCTAGAGGAAAAGGCATAATTTAATGCTTTTAACAGTTAGTTAGTTAAGTTAGTTAATTGACCTTCGACCCTATTCGATTTGCCCTTTTAGAAATCGTTTCGCTACGCTTCACTTTTTTCCTTTTTGGGCTATCTCATTTGGTCGGTGTCAATTAGCCACTATACATCAAGGAAATAGTGGCAAACTTAGAGTAATTCGGTTCGTGCCTCACCGATCCTAATTTTTTAGTCGGGCTGAAAAAGCCCTCCCAAAAAATCAGGGAAATGCTTCGATTACACCGAAGCGGGAACAGGTTCAACATCAGAAGGAGGGACGGGAACGGGTTCCGTCCTCTTGTTATGAGGAGGTACAGGATCACGAGGATCGACAGCATTTTTCTGATAATGGTCGATTTCGGCGCGAATATTACGCGCAAGGTCCAAACGTTCCATTTGATCCAAACGGGATATATCAGGCATATCATCATCATCGGCATCATAAGAGCCATCAAAAACAGATACATCCTGACCGCGCACATAACGCTCTAGTAACTCCTTGAGGGAGAGAGTCATATTAGGTACAGTCTTAGAGGGTAACGTAAAACGTTCACCCCATCTTACCATACTGGTAAAAGTTGAAAAATTAACAAGTCTCATAAGTTCCTGTTTTTTTGTTGTGAATAAAATTGAGAATAGCGTCCAAAACGCTCATTATCTATATAAGCCTCAAAGGTATAGTCATCTCCGTATAACTCCCAAACTTCACGGCGTTTTTTTTCAGTTATTTCTTCAAATTTTTTGTTAACAATATCAACTTGTGCGCTTTTTTGCGCATCAGTAAAAATCTTGTTTCGATAATAACGAGGCATAGCTATACGATAACCTCCAGGTTTGGTCAAATACATTACAGATATATCAGCCTGATGATAGGCCTTAACTTCATCGCTAAGATAATTATCACCTAAACCCTTAGACATAAGGGAAAATTCGGGTAAACGGTCATCACGCCCATGCATAGGCCTAAACTGGTGTTTATCAATATATTTCATAGTATAAGCTACTGAATTATCAGTAACTTTGCCAACATGAACAGTACCATTACCCCAAGCATCAAAATAAAATTGCTCATTAGGACAATTAAACGCAATAAAATGATAGTGAGGCCGCTTGTTTTGCGTTCCATATTCACCAGCAAGATAGTATTTAAATGTTATACCGGGCATAAGCTTACGAAGCCTTTTAAAATACTTTTGTACATCAGATTTATCAAGAGTCATAAAACCATTTTTAGTGATTGGAACGTGATCAGTGTCATAAGTAATGGTAACAAAATGAGCATAAGTAGAGCGTTCATATTCCTTCATAAGTCTAAAGACCCAAGAATTAACCCTTCTTTGTTTACAAGGAGGACAACGGCCACAAGGGACGGGTACTTTGTCCAGCGAAGCCTTGCTTCGCTGGACATAAAGAGGAGAATCACAAATCATTACAATTGAGGAATACCATACTTTGGCAATTTTCTAACAGCAGTGATATTATTATAAATATGCGCATAAATATGATCCTCACTAGGATCAGTAACAGCAAAAATACGAGTATCAGGGTTACACTCAATAAACTCACTAGAGAGAGAAGGATCGGAGGCAAAAATCCTACCAAGATGCCAGTAAGCTAAAGAAGTCCTAAACTCACCCGCAACACGAGAATTCATAAACTTATATTCAGCAAAACGAGGAACATAACCGAATGTAGCATTAGGATTTTCAGACTTCATGTATAGTTCTTTTTGCAAAACTTCCTGTTCACCAATATTCGCAAGAAGTGGCCAAGCATAATCTAAACGATCAAAGCGAGTAAAGTGACGGTGAAGACCATCTTGGTAAGCAGTGTCTGGGCGAACGGAAATAATACCAATAATGTAACCATGCTCTTCCGCACGATAAGAAAAACGATTACCACCGCCAACAGAAATACCATGGCCAGCCATAGAACCAACAGCTATACCATCATCCGTAGACTGAGCAGTAGCAAGAACTTCACCGATAGTCATTAATTGAGTATCGCCACCAATGTATTCAGGACGTTGTAAACGAGCATCAGAAGATTTAACACCGAAGTGAGAAAGAATACTTTCTACATAACGAGTACCACCACGGGCGTTTTTTTCAAGCCATTCTTGAAGTTTGAAAGCACGGCGAAGAGTATTAATATCAGTAGCATTTCCCTGAACGTCTACACGTAAGGTGCCGTTAGGATCATACGCAGCAGGATCAGA